CGGCTCTCCCGACACGAACACGACCATTTGGCAGCTTCCCGTGCGCGTCGTTGCTGCGCGTCTGCCGATTCGCTCGGCTGTCCTGTCCGATGTGAACAACCTCGACGCCACGCTTGTCGAAGACCTAATGCTTGAATTCGCGCAGCTAGAAGGCGCGTCGATGGCAGTCAACTCCGACCAAGCCGGTTCGACCACGACCACCACTGGCGCAACCGATGGTCTGCGTGGGTTGGATATGTACCTCGACGGTGCGACTTCGGCCTACGGCACCTCGGGAACTGCGATCACCAACGGCATCCATACGATTGCCACGCAAACGGCTACGACCGCGATTGCCTACAACGACATCACCGCTGCGGCTTCCAAGCTGCCCGGTCAGTATTGGTCGCTTCCCGGCACGGCATGGCACATCGCTCCGGCGACCATCGAACTGCTGCGCGAACTCAAGGACACCAACAACCTCCCAATCTTCCTCGAAACGGGTGACGATGACGGCGGTGCGGTGGCGCACATCTTCGGTTGGCCGGTGATTCCGAATCCTTATCTGTCGGCAACGTACCCGATCTACCTTGCCAACTGGCCGCGCTTCCTGACGATCTGCGACCACACCGAATTCAGCATTCAAATGATGGAACAGACCTTGCCCGGTTTCGCGACCATGTATGCAGAAAAGCGCGTGGTAAGTTCCGTGCGCGACCCGTTCGCAGGGGTGCGGATCAAGCTGTAAGGGGTTGCCATGTCAGTCAACAACTATCTGACGTATGGGGGACCGGCGCTTGCGCCGACCCGCAACCCTTTCAACTACGCGAAGTTTGAGCAAATCGACCGCGACAACGTGACGCCTTGGCTCACGCTTGAGGAAATCACTCAACAGCTAAACCTGTTCAACGACGAGTCTCAAGACACCTACCTGTCGATGCTTGAGGTTGCGACCCGTCAGGCTATTGAGGACTTGATCGGTTTGCCAATCATGCCGATCAGCTATCGGGTGTACTACAACGCGAGCAGTCTGTACGGCGTACCTCTGTCGCTTGACTTGCCCGAGGTAAGTCAAGGCAGCACGGGCGGCTGCTACAACGGCAACAACGGCGTGGTGATTGACCGGGTAGGGTATTGGAACGACGACACGCCTTCGGTGTTCGTGCCTCTTACTGCAAGTCAGTATATGTACGACAACTCGGGCAACAAGGTGATCCTTGCTGACCTCCCGAGCGACCTCAACGTGTTTATGACCTCTCCGGTGGTTTGTGAGTACACGGTGCAGCCTAGTCCCTTGGCGGCGTATCCCGTGATCAAACAGGCCGGTCTGTTGCTTTTGACTCACCTCTACAACAACCGCAGCAACAGCACCGATGGAATGCTTCGTGACATTCCCTTCGGCGTAACTGCTCTCTTGCGCCCCTACAAGCCACTCGTACTTTAGTCATGTATCTCTATTGGATTCATTCATCAGATCACTCTGATCCAATGACTCAGGGATACATCGGCATTGCCGAAAACTTTGAGCAACGAATGTTTGCTCACAAGTCTTGCGCCAAAACAGGCAAAGAGGAAACGCTTTACAAAGCCATTCGCAAACATGGTTGGGACAACTTGACGAAGGAAGTTCTTGTCATTGCAGATCAAGGCTATTGCAAAGATTTAGAGCAGAAGATGCGGCCCAAGGCGCGAGTTGGTTGGAACATTGCAGTTGGCGGCGATGGAGGTGGCTTGCATCTGAAGGGTGTTAAGCAATCAGAGCAACACCTTGCCAACAGGCGCAAAGCATTGATCGGCAGAGCGCCCGGCTTTAAGGGGAAAGTTCATACCGAAGAAGCAAAGGACAAGGTTCGATTGACTCATCTTGGCAAGCCTAAAACTTTTGCTTGTAAGCAAAAAATCGGGCAAGCCAACATGAAAAAGATCAAAATCAATGATGTTGTGTTTGACAGTTGGAAAGACGCAAACGAAGCGACCGGCATCCCGCTTGGCAGCTTGTCTTACTTGTCAAAAAATGTCCCGACCAAAGGCAAGTGGGCGGGCATTCGGGTCGAACGGGTGATGTAAATGGCAATCGCACGGTTTGAGAACATCGCGGTGAACAATCTGACTTTCGGCAAGTCGGATTTTGGCGAGCAATCGACCACTCAAACCAAGTGGTTCGATACCCGTGCGCGTGTCTCAGACGTGTCCAACAGCCTTCGCATCTCCGAGAAGTATCGCTTGTACCAAGACATCGTGCAGTTGACGCTGAACTACACGCCCAACACTAAGGCAATGGTGGATCGGCAAGACCTGTATTCGATCACTTGGCGCGGGCACGAGTGGCGCATCAGCGACTGCCGAGAGGCTAACGACCGCATGAGCATCACCTTCATGTGCTATCGCAACGATCCTGTGGCGGCGGTCTGATATGGCACAGAGCAATCCCGTCGTCTATGGCAAGGCAATCCAAGCGGCGCTGCAAGCTGTCGTCACGCCTGTCCCTGTCTATGCGGCGTTTAATCGGAACTTTGCGACTCAACCCAAGTTTGTGACTTGGTTCCTGCGAAACATCCATCAGGACGTTTACACAGGTCAGAACCAAAACAACAAAGGCATTGATCGGCCAATCTTCCAAGTCAGCATCTTCACGCAGCAGATAGAAGACGGTTTCACAATTTCCAATCAAATCCTACAATCCTTGCACGGGTACAGCGGTTTGTTTGGGGGTTCACCAAACGGCATCTATGTGTCCAAGGTTGATGTGATGTGGCTCTATAACTCGTATGACAACGAAGAAAAACTCGCACAGATTTTTCTAGATTGTCAGCTTGACATTCCAACATAAGACAATCGCATAACCCTGATTTCTTGGAAAGGAAAGAAAAATGGCTCTCCCGAATAAAGTGTTGCCCGGTTTTAGTGCTGCTCTGTGGGCACAAACTGGTGCCACCCCGACTCCCTTCTCAAACACTAACCTCTCGACTTGGACTGCCCAAGTGCAAGACATCGTCGGCACCACTGCCGGTGGTCTTGGCACCGAGGGTCTGCAACTGAACGTTGAGGCTGTCCCGGCCTTTGGTCAGGACGACGCAATGGCCAACTTCTCGGTTGCCGGTTCGCGTCAGTCTGACAAGATTCCGACCCAATCTGCACCGACCTCCCTGACGGTCACCGCAGCTTGGAACCCCTCGGATACGGGTCTGTTGCTGATGCGTGCTGACGCCGCCAATGGCACGATTGACCGCACCTTCGTTGTCTCTGCTTATGACGGCACGAACGTGGTTGCCTATGCTTTTAACGGTCGCGTGAGTCAGTTCCAAATTGACGCACAACCCGGCGCGGAAGCTAAGTGCATCTTCACGATTCACCCGCGTGGCAATCAGTACGGTTGGTCAAACAACACCTAAGACATGACCACGACAATACAAAACACGAATGACCTTCTTTCCTTTCTTGTGACCCAAGCCGAGTCCCGCAAGGACTGGTTTGGGTTCACACAACAAAGGATGACGGCGATTTCGTTAGCGCACGAGATTGCTGCGCGTCATGCCAACACGATGACCCCCGAAGAAGTCGTCGAGTACGCTATCGCAATCAACACGCAAATCTTCCACAAGATCATTAAGCCACAGTAGGTCATCATGGCAGGAGGCGTCACATTTGCCGTCGAAGGTCTGTCAGATGTGATTAGTGCCTTTAATGAGTTGGCCGAGGAGATTGGCGACAAGAAAGCACGAAGCCGGGTGCTGATTCCGGCCATGCGTAAAGCGATGCAGCCGGTCTTGGCAGACGCCAAAGCAAAGGCTCCGGTTGATACGGGTGCGCTTGCCAAGCATCTTCAGGTCGAGGCGCGTAGGCCAAACCGCAAGGATCAACGCTCAAAGTACGTCGATCCTAACGATGCGGTGATTGCAACGGTCACGACCAAGGCATTCCCCAAAAAGCTGCGGGCGCAGTTCTTTGAGCAAAATAAGTCTTTGTTGGAAAGCAACCCATCGGCTTATCAAAAGAAGTTCAAGAAGTTCGCCATCTCTCAGGGCTTCCCTTACGACGCTCGTGCGATGGCGCAAGAATTTGGATCGGCTAGGAACCCGGCTCACCCGTTCCTTCGACCTGCGTTAGAAAATAACGCAAACCAAGTTGCTAACAGCTTGGGCAAGACATTGGGTGAGCAAATCACAAGATACCGTACGAGGACGAAAAGATGAGCAAGATTGCAGCCGCGCTTGGTGAGTCATACCAAGCCAAACGGGAAGAACTCCGCATTCGCAAGTTTGAACTTGGAGGCCACACCTTCAAGGTCAGGGTTCCGGTCGTCGCTGAGACTGATGCCATTTTCAAGCGCATCAACGAACCCGACGAAGCCAAGATTCAAGAACTCTTTGAAAAGCTGTCAAAGCCAATTCTTGAATTTAAGGACGACGCCGAAAAGACCGGCTTTGAATTCACCGAGGACGACATTCTGATTGAGGGCAAATCGACCCGGCAGACTGTCCGAACCCAAGTGATGACGCAAACGCGAATCACCGAATTCATCAAGCTGCTTGTCCCTGTAGAGGGCACGATGGCAGACATCACCTACGAGGACATCGAAGCGGAATTCCCGATGTCCACGCAGCTTGCCCTAATTGAGAAGATTGCCGAAGTCATCTCCCCGAACTACCGGGAATCGCGGGGAAACTGACACGCTCGTTGAAGAAACAGGTAGAGGCGGCAATGATCTTCAACGGGCACACACAAGACTCAATTGCTGCCATTGACTACGATGTGATGGGCGATATACAGACGATGTATGCCGACGGGATGCTTGGCAATCACAACGTCATATATCTGTTGGGGTCGCTTGTCTCGGGCGTTTTCAACTACATGAGACCGGCCAACGCGCAACCGTTCTCGCTTGAGAAAGTTCTCGGCCCCGCATACGATTACATCTATCCCCCGCTAACCGAGGAACAGAAGAAGGCTCAAGCCAATGAGCAGCTTCTGACCTTTATGACGATGGCACCGGGCTTCAATAAAGAAAGGTTCAAACGTGGCTAACATGATTGCACGCTTGGGCGTATTGCTCGGGCTGAACACTGCCGAATTCAACCAAGGTCTTGCTCAATCGGGCAAGAAGATGGAAGAGTTTGTCGGCAAGGCAAAAGGCATGGCAACGGTGGCGACGGCGGCATTTGCTGCCATGACCACCAAGGCAATGTTGTTTGCCGATGAAATCGCTGACGTGGCAGCGGCAAACGATGTGGCCATTGATACCGTCATCAAGCTACAGAATGCCCTAGCCAACTCAGGCGGCAAAGCTGAAGACGCAGGCAAGATGTTTGCCTCGTTCACTAACTATGTGGACAAGGCCGCAGAGGGATCGTTTGAGGCGCAACGCAACTTTGCCAAGATTGGCGTTTCGCTCAAAGACCTTGAATCCCTGACGAGTCAGCAGCTTTTCCTGCGAACCATCCAAGGACTTGCCGAGATTGAAGACCCGCTGACTCGCTCCGCAAAAGCGATGGAGTTACTCGGCAAGGCGGCAAAGGGCGTAGACATCGCGGGCGTTGCCGAAGGCATCAACAAGGCCAACGATGTTACAGAGAAACAAGCCAATGCTATCAAGTTGCTTGCCGACTTCTATGACAAGCTCGGTCAGGCAAGTCGCAATCTGACGCTTAACTTCGTTGATTTCCTAGAGCCTGCGCTTCGCAAAATCAACGAAGCATTGGACAAGATGAGTGGACACGCCAAGTCAGGCACGCTTATCCAAGGCTTTTTCGGCACGCTCAAGAAAGACTTTGCCGAGATTCAAATCACGGCGGCAAAAGACGAAATTGCCGCAATGGAAAAGCTGCTTCAAGACCCGAACGTGTCGGCGTTTTGGAAGGGCACCTATCGGGAGAGGATGAAGGAAGCGCAAGATCAGCTTGCCAAGTGGCAACCGATCCTTGCGGCGATGAATGGCGAACTCAAGAATATGCAATCGGGCAGTTCGCAAGCCGGTGCCGGTCGCGGGTTCATCAATCCTCCCTTGGTTACCGGGCCTTCCGGCCCAAAGATTCGGGATGTGAAGGAAGGTGTTAATCCTGAAGAAGAAAAGCGCAAGCGAGAAGAAGAAAGAGAAATCAAGCGACGCGGCGAGATGGCTGCAAAGGCACATCGCGCTCGGATGGAAGAACAGAAAGACATAGACGATGCGACTGTCGCATACATAAATTATGTGCAGGCAATTAAGGAGTACGACGAGGCTCAGAGTCGCGCACTAGCTACCGAAGAAAGACTAGCCGACCTTGAATTGCGGCGCAGCGAGATGCAGGATTACAACTACGAATTCCTGCGCTCAAGAATCAAGTTGGCCGCTGAACTTGCAGAAGAACAAAGAAAACTGAACGAAGCCTCTCTTGCTCCCAAGGATCGTGAAGATGCTGAAAAGCGGCTGAATGATCTCTATGAGCGACGCTACAAATTGCTTGTCATCATCCGAGAGGAAGCTGAGAGGGCAGACAAGGACTTGGGCGTGTTTGAGGGCGTCAAGAAAGCTGCGGGAGACTTCTTCAAGAACTTCCCGAAAGACATGGAAACCGGCGCGATGATTTTTGGCTCGTTGATGGGCAACATGACTCGTGCGCTTGATGACTTCGTGCGTACCGGCAAGCTGAACTTCAAAGAGTTTGCTCGCAGCATCATCCTTGACATGATTGCCATTCAACTGAAGGCTTCGGCCATGAAGCTGTTGGCAAGCGTCTTCGGCTTTAACCTCCCCACGCGGGCAATGGGCGGCACGGTTACGGGCAACTCTGCTTACCTCGTGGGTGAGCGTGGGCCTGAACTGTTCGTGCCGCGCATGAGTGGCACCATCATTCCGAATCACAATCTGCAAAGCGCGGGTGCGTCAACCAACATTACGAACTACAACATTCAAGCAATTGATGTGAAGTCGTTTGAGCAAAGGCTACTTGGTAGTTCTAAGGCAATTTGGGCGGCGAATCAGTACGCGCAAAAAGGCTTGGCTGTCACGCCGGGGAGAATGTAAATGTCGTTTCAGACCATCGTTGACATTCAGCAGTCGATGACTGTGAACAACCGGCGCACGGTCGGTCAGCAAGTCACGCGGGGTGGGCAGATCAGGACGGCGCAGTACCTTACTTCCGTTCCTTGGGTCTTCACCATCGTCCCGCACAACTACCTGTACTACCCACAGGTGCGGGATGTGATTCAGACCATCGACAACCTCGACCGGCAGACGGCGGCAAACATCACGTTCAGCGGCACCACGCTTTCGTGGTTTACCGAGTACAAGGGTGGGCTCAGCGCGGGGCAGGCTGCGGCTCTGACACTTGCTTCGGTTCCCCCGGCAAACTCGCAGACCATCAGCGTAGGCAATCTGCCTGCGGTCGGCGCGGGCACGGTTGTCTTTGCGGCAGGCGATTTCTTGCAACTCGGCAGCTATGTCTATAAGGTTACGCAACAGGTCTTACGCGGTGGTGGCTCAACCGTTAACGTCAATCTGCACCGCCCCGTTATCGGCACGCCTAGCACGGGTACGCTCACGGCAGTCGGGTCTGCGGTCTACTTCCCGGTCTATGCGGAAGTCTGCCCGACCTACTCGCTCACGCCGATGACTAATGGCGCGTTTGTGAACTGGGATCAACCTTTTGTGTTCCGGGAGAACGTCGCGCCATGAGCACCACGATGAACGCGCTGAACAGCGCAAACATTCGACACGCTGAGTTTGTCAGGATGGTGGTGGGCAAGACCTCGCCAACGACCTACACATTCTGCAATGCGGCTGCACCTGTCACCGTCAGCGGAATCACGTTCTCGGGGATGGGGTCGCTGCTCGGGATCGGTCAGGTCGAGCGCAATATCAAATCAACCTCGACCGATATGATGGTGTCGCTCACGGGCATCAACCCGGCCAACGTCGCGCTAATCCTAAGCGCAGACATCAAAGGAAGCACGGTCGAAATTTGGCGCGGCTTCCTTGACTCTGACAATCAGATCATCACTACGCCAACGCAGCAGTTCTTTAAACGCTACCAAGGCATCGTTACCAATGTCTCAATCACCGAGGATTGGAACGACGAGGTACGCAGCAGGATTGCCACTTGCTCGATTTCCTGCACCTCCATGAAGCGGGTGCTAGAAACCTATGTGGCATCGTCCAAGACCAACAAAACAGTTTGGCAGGATCGTTACGCAGGCGACACATCAATGGATCGTGTTGACGCGATTTCTAGCACCTACTTTGACTTTGGCAAGCCCGCATCGGGTGGCGGCGTGGCGAGTCCGGGCGGCATCAACGGCGGCAACGGCGGCACGACGGTTCCAAGGATTGAGTACGAAGACACCATCGGGCAATGATCAGGGAAGCAAACAAGTTCGACATAGATGCCTGCGTCGAGATGATGCGGCAATATGCGGCAGAGTCCCCGATCATCAAGCTAAGAGACAAGAGACTACACGACGAGCAACACATACGCGGCCTGCTTTCCTCGCTCATCATCGGTCGCGGCTTTGTCTTGGTGGACAACGAATATCGCGGGATGGCAGCGGGGATCGTGGTTCCGAATGTGTGGTGCCCCGAGGTTAACGAAGTCAGGGAACTAGCTTGGTGGGTCGCGCCTGAGCATAGGAACACAACGATTGGCGGCAAATTGTTTTTGGCCTACAACAAGAAAGCACAAGAATTGATTGATCAGGAACGGGCGGAGGTTGCCATCATTTCGCTGATGCCTCAAAGCCCTAAGATTGATCTTGAAAGCCGAGGCTTTAAGAAGATCGACTCGACGTACTGCAAGGAATAAAAAATGGTCGGAACAATGATTGCAAGCGCGGTCTTTGGCCTAACGGCAGGGACATTTGCGTATGCCGCCGTCGCGTTTGCAGCCAACTACGCGCTGTCCTACGTCGTCACCCGCACATTTGGGTCAAACAGGGCACCCAACCAAGTCGATCCCGGCTCAAGGCAGCAAATCCCCCCAAGCGCAAACAACCCGATTCCGGTTGTCTATGGCGATGCTTGGCTAGGCGGCACGTTCGTTGATGCGGTGCTGTCCACCGACAACAAGACGATGTACTACGTCTTAGCGATCAGCAACATCTCACCCGATGGTCAGTTAACCTATGACCGCACGCAGTTTTACTACGGTGACCGACTTGTTACTTTTGACGGCACCGACCCCACCAAAGTCGTATCCCTGACCGATGGCGCGGGCAATGTAGACACAAAGATTTCGGGCAACCTCTACATCAACCTCTACACCTCCAACGCAGCGGGCACGATTGTCAACGTAACCGGCTCTGCCCCGAGTGTGGTGATGGGCGGTTCAGACATCACGCCTAGTCTGCGTTGGCCTGCATCGGGTCGGCAGATGAACGGCTTGGCATTTGCCATCGTCAAGCTCACCTACAACAGCGAAGCGGGCACGACGGGTCTTCAGCCCCTGACCTTCAAGGTTTCGCACTACCTCAAGAGCGCAGGCGCGGCACGCCCCGGTGATGTGCTTGAGGACTATCTAAAGTCGGATGTATATGGATGCGCGGTTCCCATCGGCAACATCAACACCACGGCTTGCGCGGCGCTAAACACCTACTCTGATCAACTGATCACATACATCCCCTACACGGGCGGGTCTACTACTCAAGCTCGGTATCGGATCAACGGTGTGCTAAACACGGGCGAAAACGTCCTAAGTAACATCGACCGCATTCTCACGGCTTGCGACTCTTGGCTTGCGTACCAAGAAACCACGGGTCAGTGGATGCCGGTGATCAACAAAGCAGAGTCGTCATCCTTCTCGTTTGATGATTCCAACATCATCGGTGAGCTTCGGGTAAGCATCTCCGACATTACGCAGAGCATCAACCAAGTTGAGGCCACATTCCCGTGGAAGGGCAATAAGGATCAGCCCAACCTGATTTTCTTGGAAACGCCAAGTATCCTGATGTATGCGAACGAACCGGCCAACAAAGCCACGGTGACGTTCGACCTGATCAACGACTCGGTGCAGGCGCAGTACATCGCCAATCGGATGCTTGAGCAGGCGCGTGAGGATTTAATTGTCACGTTCTCGACCGCATACCCCGGCATTCAGGTGGACGCGGGTGATGTCATCAGCATCACAAACAGTGATTACGGTTGGACGAACAAGCTGTTCCGCGCTATCAAGGTCAGCGAAACAACCCTGCCTGACGGCAACCTTGGCGCACAGATTGAATGTACCGAGTACAACGCTGCCGTCTACGATGATCAGAACATCACGCAATTCTCGCCTTCGCCTAACAGCGGGCTAAATTCAGCTTTCTTTTTCTCTGCGCTGTCTGCCCCTACGGTTGGCGACCTAAACCCAACCGCAACTGTCCCGTCGTTTAGCGTCACTTGCAATCTTCCGTCGACGGGACGGGTCACAAGCATCACGCTTTTTTACACAACTTCCGCGACGCCTTCTGTGTCTGATTGGAAGGTTTGGGGCACAGAGTATTCGGCCAACTCACAGGCGTTTGCGCCATCTCTTGCATTCAAGTTCGCAAACATCTCCCTGCCTTCCACCACTTATTACTTTGCGTTCAAGGTTGCAAACGACGTAGCAACTTCGCAGCTTTCGTCTGTATCTTCTGCGTTTGTTTGGAATCCTACTGGCACCATCGGCCCGACCGGACCTACGGGTACCGGCGGTCCTACCGGAAGCAGTGGGCCGACCGGAACTACCGGCGCAACCGGAAGCACAGGTGCAACCGGCACCACAGGCAATAAGACCGGGCGTGCTGTCATTTATCAATGGGCAATCACGATTCCGGCAGGCCCGACAGGCACCTCGACCTATACATGGTCAACCGGCAACATTAGCCCTGTTCCTGCGGGGTGGTCAACTTCCATTACGGCAGCACCAAGCGCAGGCTTTACGCTTTGGGCGGCATCTGTCAATTTGCTTGCCACTGATGCGGACGCGACTAGCACGATCAATTGGACAACCGCAAGCATTCTTTCGGCGGGATACGCGGGGGTGACAGGGCCGACCGGCACCACCGGCCCAACGGGATCGGGGACTGCGGGTGCATCGTCACGCATCTGTTTTGCGCGTGTGCCCAACAACCCTTCTCCGGTTTCGGGGAACATCACCACCACCGGCTCAAGCTCATTCCCATCTAGCGGGCAGTCATTGTCTGTTTGGGGATTTGCGGCAACGTGGGGCGCAAGTGACCCGAACCCGTCTAGCACTGACTCGCTTTATCAGTCGGATGGCATCTATGACCCGACTACAGGCAATACGGTTTGGACGACACCGTACATCTCAAGCCTAAAGGTTGGCACGCTGTCGGCCATCACGGTCAACACGGGTGCGCTGACTATTCAGAACACCCTGACGGTCAGCAGCACCGGCAACATTCAAGGTGGGCAAACCGACTACAACACCGGCACAGGATTTTTCCTTGGTTACAGCGGTGGCGCATATAAGTTCAGCATTGGATCACCTACCGCATCATTGCTTTGGGATGGGTCTGCCCTTAGTTTGACCGGCGCTTCCAACATCAACATTGGAGGCAGCGCAAACTTTGCCGGGACAACTTCTACCACCTCGCCAATTGGCGGTCTCTATCCGCTGCTTTATTCAACAATTGTCGCTAACAACACCGGCGGCAATTCTTGTTTCTACGGCACGACGAATAACAATGGCGCATCAGATGGCGCTCCTTATGCAATTTGGGGGCGCAACACATCGACAAGCTCTTCAAGCGGTGGCGTGTATGGCACTAGTGCGGGCGGTTCGGGTGTTATAGGAAGCGGATCAGGCAGCACGGGATACGGTGGTTTTTTTAGTGCAACAGTTGGCACACAAGGTTTATATGCAAGCGGCATCCAACTCCCGCAATCCGGTGAAGTTCGATGGAGAACTTCGGGCGGCGGTCTTGGCGCTTACATCTACACAGATGGCAACGATGCGCTTTATGTAATCTCAGGCGCATCAGGATCGGGCAATCCTAAGGCTGTCCTGCTTGGCACCAAGGCAACGGCACGCGCTCGGGTGGAGGATGTTTTCCTTCGCCCCGAGGTAGACAACTCAATGACCTTGGGCGCGGCATCCTTCCGATTCGTGGATGTGTACGCGGTCAGCGGATCGGTTAACACCTCGGACGAACGGGAAAAAAACATCCTTGGTGACAACCCTCTCGGGCTTAACTTCATCAACAAGCTGCAAACCATCCAATATAAGTGGAAGGTGGCGCAGGCTGCGGTCAAGGAAAACGTCTTTGACGATGAGGGCAACCTGACGGGCGAACGGGAAATCCAACCGGCTCGGGAAGGGGTGCGTACCTTCCACGGCTTGAGTGCCCAACAAGTTAAGACAACCCTAGATCAGCTTGGCGTGGATAGCTTTGCAGGGTGGGTGTTGGCAGACAAGGACGATCCCGACAGCACTCAGGGTTTGCGCTATAGCGAATTCATTGCCCCGCTGATCAAAGCAGTGCAAGAGTTGTCGCAAAAAGTTGCTGACTTAGAGGCTAGACTTAAATAAAATTTAGCAAGACAAGACACCATCCCGTAGCCCCGCGAGAGTGCGGGGAGCGTCACCACCCGAGTTAGGGGAAACAGGATGTCCACTTTGTATTGGCTTCGACTAGCCGAACACACTGATGTGTTCACGCAGGGCTATGTCGGGGTCGCTCAAGACTTGCAAAAGCGGCTGCGGTCGCATAAGCATCGCTTTAAGTCTATTTGGGATTCGGTCATTGCAACACCATTGGTCGTCGCTTCAGATGACTATTGCTTTGATCTAGAAAAGAAGTTGCGTCCTGTTCGATGCATTGGTTGGAACAAGTCTCCCGGCGGCTATCGCAACAATGCGATGCATGGCAAAGCCAACCCCAACTTTGGCAAGATTGGCGAGGATGCGCCCAACTTTATTGGGTGGTACATCACGCCTCTTGGTCGCTTTGCAAGACCTAAAGATGCGGCCAAGGCCCATCAATGCAATAAATCGACAATTGACCGTCGATGCAAAGGTCGATGGGCAAATGGAAAATTTTTACAGCCTCAATCGGGCTATGCATTTGTGCAGAAAGCGTAGGGTAAAGCCATAGCTGTCTTCAACAAAAATACACTCGCTCAAGTTAGCGGGTTCGACAATCCCATCCTTGCCGGTGAGTTGGTTTGGAATCAACAAACTTACTGGAATCTCGCGTTTACCAACTGCGCCACCGGTTTGCCCCTGTCTCTTGTGGGTGCCACGATTGATGCGCAGATTGTTCGCAGGCAAGTCAGCAACATCGTAGACACCCGCAATGGGTTGACCTTTGACATTGCCGACTACACGCCGACCCCCACGCCGGTCAGCTTGACGATCACCAATCGGATCGATGCCGCAGGCACTTGCACCTTGGTGATTAACGATGCCACTTGGTCGCTGATCAACAGCGATCCTCAGTTGGAAATCAATGCTCAAGACTGCGTAGGTTTTTCGGGTCGCGTCAAAGTCTCTTTCCCTGCTAGTGGCTCAACTCCACCGGATGACGCAATCATCTTCTTGTTGTTCCTTGTTCGTTCTGATGGAGTGGTGGTGGTATGAGCAACATTAAAGTTGTCGTTCAAGACGGTAACAACGTCAATCTTCAAGTCACCCCCACGCCCGACATCAATGTCAGGCTAGACCGCAGCGTAGCGGGTGCCACTGGTCCTACGGGTCCGTCGGGTAGCGGGCCGACTGGGCCTACCGGCGCTACAGGCCCAACGGGTGCCCCGTCTACGGTTGTTGGACCTACTGGGCCTAGTGGAGCAACCGGACCCACAGGTCCGACTGGTGCGCCGTCTACTGTTGTCGGCCCGACTGGCCCGACTGGCCCCACTGGCACGCAGGGTGGACAAGGCAACATCGGCCCGACCGGCCCGCAAGGCGTTCAGGGCATCCAAGGCATTCAAGGCGATCCCGGCCCTACAGGCCCGCAAGGCCCGACCGGATCACAAGGTATGGCAGGCCCGACTGGGGCGATTGGCCCGACCGGAAGCATTGGAGCTACCGGCCCGACCGGCGCTCAAGGTGCCCAAGGCAATATTGGACCGACCGGCCCTCAAGGCGTGCAAGGCCCGCAAGGTGATCACGGCCCTACGGGTCCACAAGGCGCGACAGGCCCGACCGGGGCGCAAGGCAACATCGGCGCAACCGGCCCAACTGGCGCCCAAGGGGACACTGGACCTACAGGACCGCAGGGCGTACAAGGTATTCAGGGTGACCAAGGTGTGCCCGGCCCGACCGGCCCGATTGGGCCAACGGGTTCGCAAGGCAATACAGGACCGACCGGCCCGACTGGCGATGCCTCAACCGTGCCCGGACCCACTGGTCCAACAGGACCGCAAGGTATCCAAGGCGACCACGGCCCGACCGGGCCTCAAGGTATCCAAGGCGATCAAGGTTTTGTTGGACCTACCGGCCCTCAAGGCTCGACTGGTCCCACCGGACCGCAAGGCAATCCCGGCGCGGGTGGTACGGTTGCATATTGGGGATCGTTTTGGTCTACCCAAGATCAAACTGCTGCGGCTGCAAATACAGCTTATTCGGTTACGCTCAACAACACCGATCCTGACTCAAACGGGATTAGTGTTGTCTCAAATAGCCGCGTCACGTTCTCGCAGGCGGGAACCTACAGCCTGACGTTCTCAATTCAGTTCGTCAACACTGACACGCAGATTCACGATGTCAACGTGTGGCTGCGGAAGAATAACGCGGGAAGCTCGGGCGATGTTCCTGATTCCGATAGCAGGCTGAGTATTCAGCAACGCCACGGCGGCGTCGACGGCTATGGTTTGATGACCGTCAACTTTGTGTTGAAGTTGGCGGCGGCAGATTACATCGAAATGATTTGGGCGGTAACGGACACCCAAATATCGATCCAAACCGTCCCGGCAGGCACCACGCCTGTTTCCCCTGTAATTCCGGGCGTGATCTTCACGGCCACCCAAGTTACCTACACGCAGAACGGCCCGACTGGTGCTGCCGGTCCTACGGGTCCGCAGGGCTTTGTTGGCCCCACCGGCCCGCAAGGCCCGCAAGGCATTCAAGGCACCCCCGGCGATACGGGCGCAACCGGCCCAACGGGGGCACAAGGTAACACCGGCCCGACCGGACCTACGGGAGATGCTTCTACCGTTCCCGGCCCGACTGGTCCCACTGGCCCCACCGGCGCTCAAGGCATTCAGGGCGATCATGGCCCCACCGGACCGCAGGGAATTCAAGGCATCCAAGGCGATCCGGGGCCGCAAGGCAACACCGGGCCTACTGGGGCGCAGGGTGCTGTTGGCCCCACCGGGCCGACTGGCGCACAAGGAATCCAAGGCGACACCGGCCCGACCGGCCCGCAAGGCCCGCAAGGCATTCAAGGCGACCAAGGCATTCCCGGACCGACTGGGCCTACTGGCGCTCAAGGCAATCAAGGCGTTGCAGGCCCGACCGGGCCTACGGGTAGCACGGGCGCTGTTGGGCCTACTGGTCCTACGGGGGCGCAGGGCATCCAAGGCGATGTCGGCCCGACCGGACCGCAAGGGGTTCAGGGCATTCAGGGTATTCAGGGAAATACCGGACCTACGGGCGCTCAAGGCCCGACCGTGTATCCCGGCGCGGGTATTCCGCTGTCTACCGGCACGGCATGGGGCACTTCGTTCACCAATAGCGGCAACCCAATCGGAACTGCTTATGGCGGCACGGGGCTCACCTCCTTCACCGCGAACGGTGTTGTCTATGCCTCATCCACGAGTGCGCTGACCACGGGGGGTGCGCTGACGTTTAATGGGACGAACGCACTTGAGTTATTTGCCACAGGAAATGCTGTTGTCAATATTGAAGGTTCGTCTACTAACAACGCTGTTTTTAGGCTAAGAAACGCTACTACGGGCGCTCTTGCCGGTATCTTTGCCAACAACTCAAAAGAGTTGGTGTTTGAGGCAAATGGGACGACCGAACAAATGCGCCTGACTAGCAGCCTGCTGTCAGTCGTACCCGGCGCAACGATTCAAGGCATAACCGTAGGCCGTGGCGCGGGTGCTGTGTCCACCAACACTGCGGTGGGTGCGAGTGCCTTGGCGGCGAATACGAGTGGCAGCACCAACACCGCCGTTGGTGGTTTGGCGCTTGCTTCAAACACCTCATCAAGCCTCAATACGGCTGTTGGCTACAACGCTATGAACGCCAACAATGGCGGCGTTGAAAATGCTGCTTTGGGCGTATCCGCATTAGCGTTGAACACGACCGGAAATTACAACACCGCAGTCGGACGGAGCGCACTTCAATCCAACACCACCGCCTCCAACAACACCGCTGTTGGTTATCAGGCTGGGTATAGCACTACCACCTCTGGAAATAACACCGCTATTGGGAATCAGGCTGCGTACAGCAATACAACGGGTTTCAATAATACAGCAACTGGCTCCACTGCGATGTTTTCAACAACCACAGGTCACAGCAATGTGGCCTATGGTAGCGGGGCGCTATATACCAACACAACCGGCATTAGTAATGTAGCGATTGGCCGTGATGCACTGTATTTCAGTACGACTGCATCTTTCAACACTGCCGTTGGCCGCGATGCATTGGTATTTAACACAACAGGCGGAAGCAATACTGCTGTCGGCGCTGAGGCGCTTCGTGCCAACACCACCGGCACTCAAAACGTCGCACTTGGTTCTTTGTCCCTTTGGGCAAACACCACCGCTTCCAACAACACTGCTGTTGGTTATCAGGCGCTTTATTCAAACACCACCGCCTCCGAAAACGTCGCTGTTGGTTGGCAGGCGATGTATACCAACACCACGGGCACGCGTAATACGGCCGTTGGTAACAATTCAGGTAATAACTTTACTTCAGCAACCGACAATGCTTGTTTTGGTCGTTATGCCGGATTTAATATAACCACAGGGATTCAAAACACTTGTATTGGAACTCAAGCGGGATACCTGAGTTTAACCACTGGCACCAACAATATATTAATAGGGTATTTCAACGGCGTAGCCGCAGGCGCTGATATCAACTCCATAGTCATTGGCGCAGGCATCACTGGCAAGGGATCAAACACCGGCTTTATCAGTCCCGGTGGTGGCGGCGTCTACCAAGGCAACAACTCATCGTCTTGGTCTACGACATCTGATCGTCGCCTGAAGAAGAACATCGTTGACAACAACGAAGGTCTTGAAAAGATCGCCGCCATCCGGGTTCGGAACTTTGAGTACCGTCTGCCCGAGGAAGTCGATGCTGAACTCAAGCCGACTGATGCCATTAAGCGCGAAGGCGTGCAACTGGGCGTGATCGCTCAGGAACTCCAAGAAGTCTGCCCTGACTGCGTGAAGCAGGAATCCACGGGCGTGCTGTCGGTGGATTCGGACAATGTGTTCTGGCACATGGTCAACGCGATCAAGCAACTCAAGTCTGAACTCGACTCGGTGAAAGCCGAACTTGCAACCCTGAAAGGAAACTGAAATGACTGAACTACTTGATACCCCCACCGCTGAGCAAATCGCTCAACACTTCTCTGCCGCGATGGACAGCGTGAACCTGCTGAACGCCGGTAAGCCCGAAGGCATGGACGATGCCGAATGGGCCGATTGCGTGCGTAGAAATGTGGAGCACCTCCGCATCATGGTAATCAAGGATTGGATGCAGGACCAAAACCTTGCCCCGCTGAACGCTGCTATTGCCGCCAACGAATGAGGAAACGACAATGAACGACAAGACTGAAATCAAGCTGACCCTGCAACTGATCAACGCTGTCCTGCAATACTTGGGCACCCGTCCCTATCAGGAAGTGTTCCCGCTAGTCGCAGAGATTCAGAATCAAGCAACCCCTCAAGTTCCGGTGCCGGACGTAACACAGGAAACCACGGTGCAGTGATGGAATCGCAAGTCTTTATCAACAGCATTTTTGGTGTAGCCGCATTCCTTGGGGGATGGGTGCTTAACAACATCACGCGCACGATCAATCGAATCGACAAAGACTTGCGTGAGATGCCCCACATCTACGTCACGAAGGACACTTACCATCGTGACATAGACGAACTCAAGGACATCTGTAGGCAAATCTTTGCCAAGTTAGACCACAAGCAGGACAAGTAATCATGGCATGGTCAGACGTACTCAAAGCAGTTATCCCTATCGTGGTGGCTGCGCTTGCTTGGCTACTCGGTCAAGTGGCATCGTTCTCTGAGCGTCTGACCAAGATCGAAGGGCAGATGCCCGCGTTAATCACTAAGGAAGGCGTGCCCACCGACAGCCCGATCAGTGCAGAGCGCAGAGCGATTATGAAAGAGCAAATCTACAAGGACATTAACGATCTTCAAGTCAAGGTCAAACTGCTTGAGGAGCGCGAAAAGTTCTTGAAGGGGAACAAGTGATGTTGGAACTACTCAGCGGCGGCATCTTCGGTTCCTTGCTTGGCGGCATCTTCCGACTTGCCCCCGAGGTTCTCAAGTTCTTCGATAAGAAGAATGAACGAAGTCACGAACTGCTGATGTTCCAACGGCAGTGCGATCTTGAGCAGATTCGCGGGCAGCAGAAGTTGGCCGAGATCGGCGCGGCTCGGGACGCGGCCATTGACGTAGGCGTGATGGATGCCTTCAACGCGGCCATCAATCAGCAGGCAGAGATGGCGAAGGCTGCGGGTGGATGGGCGGCGGCTCTAAGCGCGTCTGTGCGCCCCGTGGTGACGTATTGGGTCATCCTGCTTTGGTCATTCATCCACATTTGGTTTGCGTGGAATGCGTGGCTACAAGGCGCGTCCCCGCGTGAGGTGTTCAACACCATGATGACCGCAGACTTTATGGCGCTAGTCTCGGGCACCATTAACTATTGGTTCCTTGATCGGACTCTCAAGCAACGCGGGCTATGAACCTCGACCTCGCAGCGGAACTCTGCCGAAGGTTTGAGGGGTTTAGCAGCAAGCCCTACCTTTGTCCGGCGGGCATTCCGACCATCGGATATGGAAGTACCTACTACGCTGACGGCAGGAAGGTTCAGCTAACCGATGCGCCGATGAGCAAAGAGGATGCTGATGCGCTGCTGATGGTTGAGTTAAAGCACACATACGCGCCGGGGGTTCTTCGTCTCTGTCCCATCTTGGCTAATGACTCAAGCAAGTTCAACGCGATTGTGGATTTCGTCTACAACCTGGGTGTTGGACGGTTGCAAACAAGTACGTTGCGGCGCAAAATCAACGCCCAGGATTGGGACGGCGCCAAGGAACAACTGATGTTGTGGACCCGTGGCGGCGGCAAAGTCCTGCCGGGGCTAGTCAAACGCAGACAAGCCGAATGCCAACTTTTTTAAGACAAGACTAGAATGCGAAAGCCCAAGATGCGCTAACACCTTGGGCCTTCTGACCAACAACGAAAGGATAGTTCGTTATGGCTCCCAAAATTCTACCCATAGAACAACTGCAACGGTTGTTCAGATATGACCCCGACACGGGGCATCTTCATTGGGTTGCGACTGGCAAAGGCCGCATCAAGAAAAAACCCGCAGGCACGATTGTCAAGGCGGGATATATTGGCGTGATGATTGATGGCAAACGTCACTACGTTCATCGCATCGCGTGGGCATTGCATCATGGCAAGCATCCCGACGATCAGCTTGATCACATTAACGGCATCAAGACTGACAACCGAATTTGCAATTTGCGCGAGGCAACAAACGCGCAGAATGGCAAAAATTTGCCACTTATGAGAAACAACACAAGTGGCTATTCGGGTGTTTCATTTGATAAAAAAAACAACAAATGGCGAGCATCAATTAGAGTTAATGGGAAGATCATGCACTTTGGGCGATATGAACTTAAAGAGCAAGCAATACAAGTAAGAAAACAAGCTGAAGATAAATTTTTTGGTGAATGGAAAAGGAATAAGACATGAAAATTTGCGTGAATGCGATCTCAAAAAATGAAGAACAGTTTGTTAAGCGTTTTTGCGATTCAGCAAAAGATGCCGATCTGATCCTCATAGCCGACACCGGCAGCACAGACCGCACGGTTGAACTTGCCAAGGAATGCGGCGCAACAGTCCATGACATTTGCATCAGCCCGTGGCGATTCGATGCGGCGCGTAATGCGGCAATTGCTCTCACGCCCAAAGACATTGACGTTATCGTCAGCCTTGATTTGGATGAGGTACTAGAACCCGGATGGCGCGAGGAAATTGAGCGCGTTTGGGAAATGGGCAAGACCACACGTTTGCGCTATCTTTTTGATTGGGGTCACGGCATTCGGTTTAAGTACGAAAAGATTTTTGCCCGACACGGCTACTCATTCTTTTGTCCGGTGCATGAATACCCAATTCCTGATGTTCGCATCAATGAGGTATACGCAGAAACCGATATGCTTTTGGTAAGTCATTACCCCGACCCAACCAAGTCCCGTGGGCAGTATCTTGATTTGCTGCGTATGTCGGTCAAAGAAAACCCCAATGAGCCTCGGAATGCTTTTTACTTTGCTCGGGAACTGACGTTCTATCGCCTTTGGGATGAAGCCATTGACCGGCTCAATCACTACTTGAAGATGCCCGAGGCTACTTGGCAGAACGAACGCTGCTACGCGATGCGTCTGCTGTCGGAAGCCTATCAAGCTAAGGGCGACTTCTACGCGGCGATGAGTTGGGCGCGCAGGGCCACGGCAGAAGCTCCCTACACGCGGGAGCCTTGGGTGCGGGTAGCTGAATTGGCGTATGCCTTTAACAATTGGCCCGACTGCTATTCGGCTTGTCGCGCAGCCCTTGACATCAAGGACAAGGCCGCTGTGTACACGATGGACCCGTCAGTGTGGACTGAAAAACCGCATGACTATCTGAGCATTGCGGCATGGAACATCGGCTTGAAACAAGAAGCAATTGAGCATTGCAAAAAAGCCTTGGAATTTGCGCCAAATGATGAGCGCATCAAGGCCAATCTCGCTATGATGCAAGCGTAGTTGTTCAGTGTCTCCTCCGGTCGCAAGACTTTAGCCCCCCTTAGCGGGGGCTTTCTTTTGCCACTCAGATAGGATCACTCGCTCAAGGTACTTGCGGCCTGCAACGCCTCGGTGTTCCTCCACACCGCGAAGATACTCCCGACGCTCTGCAAGGGGTTTGGACAGGACGTAGCGGGCTTCGCACTCGACACGAAATTGCTCAGACGCACGATAGTCTCGGTCTGTCCGGGCTTCTGACGGGTCAAGAC